AGATTCTAATACATATATTGAACCTACCGCTGGCACTTCCCTTAACGCTGCCCGTTCTCAGGTCAATAATTCTTTACGCTCCCTGCTTACAAACTTTAGATCAACTTCTCCTCCTGATACAGAGAATATCACTAGAAGTGGTGTAGGCGCTGGTGAAGAAGATGGTATGCTCTATCGCAGTGCTACTACTAATGCTCTCTACGTTTCTGACTCAGTACATGTAAAATCTTCTCCAGTAGGCGGTAATTTTACTCGTGTTGGTATAGGAAATAGAGTAGAAAACGGAATTGTTGCTCTTGCTGGTAATATTGCGTCTTACGAAATTGGAGAATTAGTAGCTACTCCTTCTGCTTCTGGAGGTTTATCTTCTAACGCTAGACTGTACTTAATATCTAGTAATAGTGCTACTATGACTAGTGTCGTTGATGTAGGCATACCACCTACAAATGGTTCTATTACAGATGCGATGATCGGTACTAGGCAAATCTCTAACACTAAACTTGTAGCATCGACCATTTCAACTCATGAAATTGGTTCTAGAGCTGTTGCTAATACTCAGATTAAAGCTGCTACTATTACAACTCATGAGATTGCTTCTAGAGCAGTAGCAAATACACAGATTGCTGCTGCGTCTATTACTCGACATGAGATAAAAGATGGAGGCATTGCTCCGATTGGTTCTATCATGGCTTGGACTGGTTCTTCTGCTCCTGATGGTTGGCTGTTGTGTGATGGTACTGCTTATTCGAGAAGCACCTATGCCGCTTTATTTGCTATTTCTGGCACAGCCTACGGTGTAGGAGATGGATCTACAACCTTTAACATACCGGATTTACAAGATAGGCTTCCATTAGGTAAAGGCACTAATAATAGTACTTTAGGTACTCAAACAGGATCAATGGCAGCTTCTTCAAAAGTTACTACAGATTCTGGAGGAGCTTCACTTCAAACAGCTTCTCAACAAACTATTTATACAGATACATATGGAAGTAAAGATGCTGTAACTATTAGTTTTGTTACAGCTGCTACCTCGTCAGCGCATACGCACGGCGTTACAATACCAACCTCTGTTGTTAATTATATTATTAAATACTAGGAATAAACATGGAATATTATAAAGTACATATTGATGAAGATGATTCATTTACAGCTTATTTTGAGTATCGAAAACTTGAAAAAGGAGTGAAAAATCCTATGCTTCGTAAGAACTTCCCTATTGATATTTTAGGAGAAGAAGAACCTAGAATTTTAGAATTAGTAGAAGGCGAAGTTACCGATATTTACTACGAAGAACGTGAAGGCCAAATGTTAGCCTCTGAGATAAAAGAGATTAATATTATTGTAGACCAAATCAAAGAAGAAGATGTCACATATCTTAAAGATTTGGTTAAAAGAACTTGTGTTGATAACGAGTATGATAGCTTAATCGCTCCTCCGACTGTTGATCAACAAGTTGAAGACTTTATTAAAGAATTTTTTGAAGATGATGAAGAAGAGCCCCTCGAACAAAAAGACTTCTTGGCTGAGTTTTTTGCGGAATTGGAAGAGGACGACTCTTAAGGAGTTTAAATGTCACTAACCAGGATTACTCAATCTGCTATTAATACTGACGTAATCGACTCTACCCGATTACAAAATGCTGCTATTCAAGAGCGACATTTTCAGGGTGGGGTTATTGCGGCTGTTGGTGTTACTTCTGGGCTAGCAACTCAACTTGATGTTATTAATACTAATGCTAATGTTGCTACTGTTATAGCAAATGTTAGTACAGTTCAAACTAATGTAAATACTGTACAATCTAATGTTAATTCAACTCAAGCAAATGTAGAGCTAGTAAGTGCTAATCACATTGCTTTTGCTACCTATGCTAATACAAACTTGGATACAAAATCCAATGTTTCAGCAACCTATATCCAACTCAACTCTAATTTAAATACAACTTCTACTAATGTTGGAGCAGTAATCGCAAACGCTACTGCTTTTGGGACATATGCTAATACTAACTTAGATACTAAAGCTAATGTGTCAGCAACTTTATTTAGTGCTTATGCTAATGACTATGTAACCTGGAACTTATTAGATGCTAATATTAGCACTGTTCAAGACAATGTTACCGCAATTACAGATGGAGCAACAGAGTTTACTACCAACAAAATATTTCAACAAAATGTTGTAGTTCAAGGTAACTTAATTGTTGTTGGTTCTCAGGTTGATCTAGGGGTTGGTACTGCTACAATTGATGATAACTTTATCGTGGTTTCTGCAAACTTAACAGGTGCTCCAGCTACTGATTCTGGTATTATTGTCAATCGTGGTACCAAGGGTAATGTGTTTATCGGTGATCATATTGTTGAAGATGGCATTGTATTCGCACTTTCACAATCTCCTCATGACAATGCTACTATTTCAATTCAAGAATATTTAGATGTTCATGGTAACGCATTTCACGCAAACTCTGGTCTTAATTTTAACCGAGTTCACTTTGGTCATCATGATGATGAGTCTACAGGTATTATTGCTGATACCACAAATAATCATATCAAATTTATTATAGGTGGCACAGAGGTAGCTAATCTTGCGGCTGACGCTAATTTAGTTCTTAATGACGGTAAAATTACAGGTAGTCCGAATGCATCAGGCGAAAGAAACTCTCTTGACATGGATGTTGACGAAGAACCTTCGGTTGTTAATTCTGTAGGCATTTTTTCCGTAAATTCAATCTTTATGGGATTAGATACTAATAACAATGGTGATTCTACATACTTTGGTATTTTTAATGATACGGATGATTTAAGTACAGTTACAAGAGATACAGCTACTTTCTCTGTTCGCGATTATGGTGAAGTTTTTGTAAGTGATGATATTAGTGTTCAAGGTAATGCTAATGTTCTTTTAGACGCTGTTGTGTCAAATGCTGTGATCGGTACAAGAGTATTTGAAGGTACTGTTGGACTTCAAGCTAACGATAGTGCTACTTATTTTGCTGCTTATGCTAATGATTACGCTACTTACACTTTGCTAAATGCAAATCTTGATGTTATTACTGACAACCTTGTAACAGCTCAGACTGTGGCGCACGCAAATGATTTTGTTACATATACTCGATTAAACGCTAATATCAATGTTGTTTCCAGTAATGTAGTTGCTAGTGAAGTACGACTCAATGCTAATATTAATTCGGTTCAGAATAACGTAGATGCGATTACTGGTGGAGCCACGCTTTTATCACCTTTTGTCAATACAAACTCAGCTACAGGAACATCAAATGTATTTTTCCTAGGTCGAGATGTATCTTCTTATGCTAATATTATAACTGTAACTCTTGATGGTGTTTTTCAAGCAAATACAGAATATGAAGCTAACTTTTCTAATGACACAATTCAATTTACTGACTCTTCTATCCCTTCTGGTACCATAGTAACAACTTTTGTAATGACCTAATGGATAAAATTAAACAACTTACTACAGAGTTAACATTTAGATGTAATGCTAAGTGCCCAGCTTGTCATCGTCAAAAACCTCTTAGAATAAACCTTAATGACGCACGTTACACGATCTCTTTAGAACGTTTTCAGCAACTATTCAACCCAGAGCTTCTTCAAAACCTTGAGTGGTTAATGCTTAATGGTAATTTTGGAGACTCTATAATGAATAAAGAGTTTAGAGAGATTATTTCTTATGTTAAATCTCAAGGAACCAGACTTAAGATTCATACTAATGGAGGCATTCATTCAAAAGATTATTGGTCAGATGTAGGTAATATATTAACAAAAGATGACATTATAAACTTTGATTTAGATGGGTTATCAGATACTCATCATATTTATCGTATTAACACTCAATATGAAAAAGTTTTAGAAAATGCTACTTCTGTTATTAATACCACCCAGGCTCAAGTGCATTGGAAATATATTGTATTTGAGCACAACAAGCATCAGGTTGAAGAAGCTCGAAAAATAGCTAAACAAACTGGATTTACTACTTTTTCGACAGTTAAAACTTCACGTGATGTATTCGCTCCTAAAACAGGCCAGTTTGTACACTCGAAAAAGACGCAAGTTTATCAACAGGCAGAGCGAAAAATACACTGTGTCTGGGATAGTTGGGGTAAATGGTATATTGCTCCAGATGGTTTAGTTTTTAGGTGTTGTTGGACTGGAGGTCATTATTATGATCAAGGTGAGTCACGCTTTTTTTATCCTCCTAAGTTTGAACGCATGTTTAATGGTTTTGAAGTTCCCATACAAAAAATTATATCGTACAATTATTGGACAAAGTTACAACAATTCTTGAAAGGATATGATCGCTCTTTTAAATTGTGTCAGTCTCAATGTGGTAAGATTGTTTCTTCTATTGAGAAAAAAGAAGAAAATTTAATTACAGGAGATGTTTCAGAATTTAGCATTGATAATTAGGAGATATAATGGAAACTATACACAAAATTGGAAAGTTTAAGTTTTTAAGATTCCCTAATCAGGGTATTCGCCGTAATGAGAAGATCAGAAAACTTGCCACCACAGGAAAATTAGGTTATCCTACTCTTGAAGCTCATATTAATAAAGAACGTTCGCTTGGATATCCTATTAAGTATTCCAAGCCAATTGGTTTTAAAAGGAAATAGAAATGAAAAAATCAGGACACACAGATGTAGCCTCTTCTCGTAGAATGTGTATGACTATTATTGAAGATGCTGAAGATATTTTAAGATCTCTTCCACGAGACATGGAACAAGAACTTCCAACTTGGTGGACGAATAAACTAGCTGTTACATCAGCTTATTTGAACGCAGCACGTGATTATATCATGTACTCTCAAGATCCTATGGAAGAAGAAAGAGATGAGTCCGAAAACGATGAGAATGATAGTGAAGTTTCTGAAAATGTTTCCGAAGAAATAATGGAAGCTGTAGAAGATTTCATTCATGATGTAGATGACATGCTTCCGCCATCAGCTAAGATGGTTAGATCGGAAGATTGCTAATGCCTTTAAAACGGGGAAAATCTCAAAAAACTATATCAACAAATATTAAGGAGCTAATGAAAAAACCTTCAAAAGCTCGTGCTAAAGGCGTCCGGACTTTAGCTAAACGTATGGGTATAACACAGAAGGAAGCGCAACGTCGTCAAGCGGTAGCAATAGCTCTCCGTGCGGCGGGAAAGCCTCTTTCTAAACGTAAAAAATAAATTTTGACACAATAAAGAAAGTCTGTGACAATAATAAAAGTCACATATAAGGAGAAAACTTATGGCCGTATCCCTTCAAAGAGGTACTAATGGTTATCC